AAATTGTTTTAAGTAATCCCAAGCGGTGGATTTACCTTGAAGTCTATATGGCGAAATAAAGGCATATCTTGGATAAGGTTTTTTGTTCGTTAAAGCAGCTTTTATTAAATGGTTTATGGCAAAAACAGTTTTACCACCTCTCCTATGAACTATGATTACATTAAATCGGTTCATATCGCATTTTTCATGCAAAAAATTTTGGATTTTTCTTGGCGAATAAGGAATAACGATTTGTTTCATATTAAAACAAAACCCCCCTAATGCAAAGTGTACTTTGTTTTGTCAGAATCTTCATTCATTGGGGTTGTAAATTGGTCTTGCAAGAATTTTGAAAAGAATTGAGCTTCTTCGTCTGACTCAAATCCTGTGAAATGAGTTACAACTACAGGTTTTTTAGTGTGTTTATCTTTTAAAATAAAAATAATTGTTTGTAATAGTAAATCGTTCATTGGTTATGTGTACCACCCTTTAATTTTTATTTCACCAACATTCGCAAAAATGGGTGCTGGGTCAAATAAAACCCCCATGTTCGCTATTTGTTCTTCATAAATCATTAAATTATTACTAGTGATAATTTATGATTATCGGAAGTAATTAAATAATTAAATAATTTATTGTTGCATTTATGCAACAAGTGATATTTTTGCAACTATTCATGTGTAATAACTATATTTTATGTGTGTTTGTTTTGCCACAACTTCAATAAAATCAACATTAATTAAACATTTAGTAAACATTTATTACTTATTTATTTACTCCAAGTTATATTTAAAGGTTGTTTATCATCTCCTTTAATAGTTAATTCAGCAGCTTTTCCATACTTTTTAGATGCAATTTTGCTTGCTTGCCACTGCGAACTGGCAACAATAACTTTGTATAAATTAACCAAGTTTTGACCAGCTTTTCCATCAATAGATCCATTTTCTATCTTAGATTCTAGTTCAAGTCTTTTGTCTTTCAAAGATGATAATTCAAGGTCGATTGCAAGCTCTTTTGCTTTTTGGTATTTCTGCATTAATTCATCTGAATTTACTAATTCATTTCTAAAAGAACTCCAAGAATAATCTATTTCTGGTTTTTCAAATATTTGTCTAATTGTTAGACCATCACTAATCAATTCAAGGATTTGTTTTTCTAATTTCTTTGTAAGTTTTTTTGGTCTAGGCATATTAGAATCATTCTAAATTAAAGGGAGTCTGGCAGATTTGAAAGGAAAGAAAAAAAGAAAAGATCCACCAGACTCATACAGTTAATTAACTTAAATTTAAACTAAAACAAAAAAGGGATTTTTGTAGTAGTAGTGTGATATTATAGACACAATATATTGTGTTTCAAGTTAAAACATTTCAAAAGCTGTTTTTTTCTTAAAATTTGTTCTACCATTCATTGTAATTGGGTTAGTTTTTAGCTTGCCAGATAGCATCAATTTATCAATTAATCTTTGAACAGTATATGAGCCATATCTAGCATTTCTAACTATAAAACGCATATTTTCAGGCGACAACATCCCACTTTCAAAGTCATCTTCTATCTGCTTAATAATTGCTAATTTGTCCGCCAATGTGTAGGTATTTGAATAGCTTAATTGTAAAGGTTGTTCATTGTAATAGTATATTTCCTCCATCTATTTTTTAAATCCTTTAAAACCTTTCTTACTTATATTGTTATTACTATAACTGTTATTACCTTTATAATGGTACCCAAATTTTGGGTAGGTTGATTGAGTAGATTTTGACATTGTGATTGCGTAATTCTTGGGTAGTCTTACTTCGTACTTATTTGCACTTGATAACCTGTTGATAATTAAATATCCATGATCCAACAGCTCAGTTTTGGCTTTTTGTAATGTATTAATAGATATACCTAATTTTTGACACAAATTGCTATTTCTTAATATTCTATAGTTAGTTGAAAGCGATTTAATATAGCACCAAAGAATCTTTGCGTCATTTCCTATTCTCTCATCATAAAAGAGAGCATTAGGTATCATAACAAACCCTTTTTTCATGTTTTTAACCTTTCCTTGCTAGACCTCTTATATACCCAAATTTTGTGTAATCAATAAGAACAAATCAAGAACATCAAGATATAAATATTTTTTTTCTATTTGAGAGTTTATGCTTGACTTATAGAACAGATATTATACAAATAACTATGAATCAAAAAGGAGAGAAAAAAAATGAGCTATGTATATGATGACTTTGGCAACTTAAAAGATAATTGCTTAATAGTTACGCCAAAGAGTGAACCAAGAAACATTAGAGGATTAAGAAATGATGCGAACTGGTTAATTGAAGCTGTAAGTTATGATAAAAAAAACAATCTTAACTTCAATGTTAATTGTGTGTTCTGGACAAAAAAAGAAGCATTAAACTTTTTAAAAACTGGCTTTCATAATTGTTCAGTTACTAATCAACCATTATACAAAATAAAACAGTAAAGGAGAGAAAATGAAAAACATATTTGAAAGAGCTTTTTTAAAACTAGATAAGTATTTGACTGATGAGCTAGGCATTATGCTTATAATGATAATTATGGGTATTTTGCTTGGCAAGTTGGCAATTGCTTTATTATCAATAATATTAATTTAAAGGGGGAATAATGAAAAAGTTAAAGGTCAAAATAGAATTTGATTGTTTGGCTAATAAGGAAGAAACAGAAAAACAATTAAATAGTATAATCAACTATCAAATATATGAAAAAATTTGGAATGTTGATTTCAACAAAGGTGTAAAACTTACAATTAATGAAAAAAGGAGGGATAATGACAGAGCTAAGAGATGAACATTTTGAAGTAATAGACAGAAACAAAGCTAAAAGCCACCAAGATCAAAAAGCCATGAGGGAGGATTCCTTGCAATTTGTGGGTTCTTGCTCAATTTTTGATTTGCAAGAAGTATATAAATTAATT